GCCAGCAGGAAGAATACCGCAAGCATATTTTTGGTGAGAGAAAACAGGATGACTGGAGCCTATATGGCTATGGTACCAGGACAAATAAAAACGGATATAGCCTTTACACATATTGAGGAATTCTATGAAACAGACAATTTTCCTCAGGAGTAAGCAACAACAGCAAGCCGCAATCAACGCCATCCTCGCAACACCACTCGATAAAGACAAGCCAGTTACCATCCGCATTACTGACTACAAGCGCAACCTTGACCAGAACGCAAAATTTCACGCGATGCTGGCGGATATCGCACGTCAGGTTCAATGGTGCGATAAATGGTTAAAACCAGAACAATGGAAGGTTTTGTTGATAAGCGGTCATGCAGTGGCAACAAAACAGGAAGCTGATGTTTTGCCCGGCCTTGAAGGCGAATACGTCAACATTCGCGAAAGCAGCGCACAGATGAGCGTGAAGCGCATGGCAAGTCTGATCGAGTACACAACAGCCTGGGCTATTGGTCAGGGTGTCAGATTTACCGACAGGAGGTACGAATGAGACGACAGCGACGAAGTATCACCGACATCATCTGCGAAAACTGCAAATACCTTCCAACGAAACGCTCCAGAAATAAACGCAAACCAATCCCAAAATAATCTGACGTAAAAACCTTCAATTACACGGCTCACCTGTGGGATATCCGGTGGCTAAGACATCGTGCGAGGAAATGACAATGGATTATTCACAGTTAAGTGATTTTGAAATTAACGTGGCGGTATTCGAAGCCATTCATAACGGATCACCGGATTACAAAGAAGGTGAGAATGGCGCGATGGTGTTTATCTCATTTGAGGGAGACATTGTAAACGGAGACGCAGTTGAAGTAGAAGTTGAGCGCGGATCCTTTAACCCATGCGCAAACCCAGCAGACGCATGGCCGATTATTGAAAAATACAGGATTAGCATTATCAATCTCGATGAAGACGAGTGGGGTGCACGCGGTGTGGCCTACTGTAAATCTAAGCGAGCTATACATGAAAATCCCCTCCGCGCCGCCATGATTGTCTTTCTCATGATGCAGAGAATCCAATAATGCTTAGCCCCTCCCAATCCCTTCAATACCAGAAAGAAAGCGTCGAGCGGGCTTTAACGTGCGCTAACTGCGGTCAGAAGCTGCATGTGCTGGAAGTTCACGTGTGTGAGCACTGCTGCGCAGAACTGATGAGCGATCCGAATAGCTCAATGTACGAGGAAGAAGACGATGAATGAGTTAATAAATGGCAATGCCATCAAAATGACAAGCATTGAAATCGCTGAGTTGGTAGAAAGCCGCCATAGCAATGTAAAAGTATCCATAGATAGATTGGTGAAACGTGGCGTTATCAAGCCTCCTGCATTGCAGCACACTAACATAATCAATGATTTAGGTGTTATTACCGGGAAGCGTGATTTCTACGTCTTCGAGGGCGAACAAGGAAAGCGAGACAGCATTATTGTCGTCGCCCAATTGTCGCCGGAATTCACCGCTCGTCTTGTTGACCGTTGGCGAGAGCTTGAAGAAACTGCGGTTAATATCCCCAAAACGCTACCAGAAGCGTTGCGCCTTGCTGCTGATCTTGCTGAGCAGAAAATGCAACTGGAAAACCAGCTCGCAATTGCCGCACCTAAAGTTGAGTTTGCCGATCGCGTTGGCGAGGCCAGCGGAATTTTGATTGGAAACTTTGCAAAGGTTGTTGGTATTGGTCCAAACAAACTGTTTGCGTGGATGCGCGATCACAAAATCCTTATTGCTTCAGGTTCCCGGCGCAATGTACCAATGCAGGAATATATGGATCGCGGCTATTTCACAGTGAAAGAAACAGCGGTCAACACAAATCACGGAATACAGATATCGTTCACCACAAAAATCACCGGGCGTGGTCAACAGTGGCTGACCAGAAAGCTGCTCGATAACGGAATGCTGAAAGTAACAGGGGAGGCTGCTTAATGGCTAACCTACGCAAAGAAGCACGCGGCAGAGAATGCCAGGTACGTATTTACGGCGTATGCAATGGCAATCCTGAAACTACAGTTCTGGCACATTATCGGATGGCTGGAATTTGCGGAACGGGAATGAAGCCTGACGACCTAATCGGCGCATGGGCTTGTAGCGCGTGTCACGATGAAATCGACCGACGCACCCATAATCTCGACAACAAAGACGCCAGACTTTACCACCTCGAAGGCGTGATCAGGACGCAGGCGATACTACTGAAGGAGGGGAAGATTAAGTCATGAATGAATATCAGTTCGTGCTTCCTTACCCGCCGTCGGTGAACACCTACTGGCGAAGACGGGGAAGCCAATACTACATCAGCGATAAAGGCCAGAAATACCGAAAAGACGTTCAGCAAATCATCCGCCAACTCAAGTTAGATATTTTCACCAAATCACGACTCCGCATCAAAGTCATCGCAGACGTTCCAGACTCCCGCCGCCGCGACCTCGATAACATCCTGAAGGGTTTACTCGACTCCCTTATCCACGCCGGATTTGCGGAAGACGACGAGCAATTCGATGACATTCGCGTAATTCGTGGCGTGAAAGTACCAGGCGGACGGCTTGGAATAAAAATCACCGAACTGGAGAACGTATGAACGCCACAATTCAAACGATACCAGAGCTTCTTATCCAGACACGAGGCAATCAGACCGAAGTGGCGAGGATGCTTTCCTGCGCAAGAGGAACAGTGCTCAAGTACAACCGAGACAGCAAAGGTGAGCGTCACGTAATAGTTAACGGCGTCCTGATGGTCAAACAGGGCAAGAGGGGAAGACGATGAGCATAAGAGAACTAAACCTCACCAAAGAACAGCACGAGTGGCTGAATGGCTGGCTTGAACTGTGGGGCGCATGGGTTTATTCAGGTCGTCTGGAAAAGCGCATGAGCAGCGTAATAGCGAAGTTCATGGAGAGCGTAGAGCCGGGAAGAATTATGACAAGGCCAATGTGTAATGATGATGATGGAATGTTGATTTCTCAGGTCGTCGATTCCGTCATGTACATTGACAAGAAAGCCTTTGGCATCCTCCTCAGCTACTACGCTCATGGATCTTCCAAGCACGCCATTGCATCTTACTATCATCGTGTCGCAAGACCTCGCAAGATGTTATGCCGGGGCGGCGGGCGCATTCAAAAACCATCGCTCGCAACCTGTCGCCGGGAAGTTGACGAAATCCTCAATGCCTCGTTGTTTATGATTTATCCGGTTCTGGATAGTGCGTTTAAAAACCGGAAACGTGTAGAGAAAATTAAACATGTAGCATAGAACGTGTTGACATCATTGAGCAAATGAGCAACACTATTCACATAAGCTGCCGTTAGTGACTCTTAAGTTGCAACGGTGGCTTTTTTTGTTTGCACAACAGGTAAGAGCATTGAACCCGCAGACCTCGCGGAATTGGTGAAAGGTGCCGCGCAGTGCTCTTATCGTTGTGGTGAAGCTCAATGGCGAGCTAGCAGATAGGCGACAGTGAAAATACTAGTCATGTAGCTGACCGCCGCGCGTACTGCAATCGGCAGCGCACCGATGGAAGCCGGTTCGATTCCGGCCGCCACAACCCAAACTGAGCCGTAGCCACTGGCTATCCTGAATTCATCAGTGATAGTTACGCTGCGGCCTTCTACACATGACCTTCGTGAAAGCGGTGGCAGGAGGTTGCGCTAACAACCTCATGCCGTTTTGCCCGTGCATATCGGTCACGAACAAATCTGATTACTAAACACAGTAGCCTGGATTTGTTCTATCAGTAATCGACCTTATTCCTAATTAAATAGAGCAAATCCCCTCAATGAAGGGGTAGAGCATGTACCGTATGGACAAAATCAGAGAATGGTTCAGTTACAGCTTCGGAGGACTGACTGCGATGGGTGGCATTCTCTCCCTGAATGACTGGGCTGTCATCATTGGTATTCTTTGTACTGTCGGCACATTTGGCATCAACTGGTACTACAAGCGCAAAGAGCGCGAGGACAGATTGAATGGCAATGTCACCGGCACTACGAAATAGCGTAATAGCGGCGATAAGTGGCGGGGCTATTGCTATAGCATCTGTGTTAATCACTGGACCAAGTGGTAACGATGGCCTGGAAGGTGTCAGCTACATACCATACAAAGATATTGTTGGTGTATGGACTGTATGCCACGGACACACCGGAAAAGACATCATGCTCGGTAAAACGTATACCGAAGCAGAATGCAAAGCCCTCCTGAATAAAGACCTTGCCACTGTCGCCAGACAAATTAACCCGTACATCAAAGTCGATATACCGGAAACAACGCGCGGCGCTCTTTATTCGTTCGTCTATAACGTGGGCGCAGGCAATTTCAGAACATCGACGCTTCTTCGCAAAATCAACCAGGGCGATATCAAGGGCGCATGTGATCAGCTACGGCGCTGGACATACGCTGGCGGTAATCAATGGAAAGGACTGATGACTCGCCGTGAGATTGAGCGTGAAGTCTGTTTGTGGGGGAAGCAATGAGCAGAGTAACCGCGATTATCTCCGCTCTGGTTATCTGCATCATCGTTTGCCTGTCATGGGCTGTTAATCACTACCGTGATAACGCCATCGCCTACAAAGAGCAGCGCGATAAGGCCGCATCCACAATCGCTGACATGCAGAAGCGTCAGCGTGATGTTGCAGAACTTGACGCCAGATACACAAAGGAGCTTGCTGATGCTAATGCGACTATCGAAAGTCTCCGTGCTGATGTTTCTGCTGGTCGTAAGCGCCTGCAAGTCTCCGCCACCTGTGCAAAGTCAACGACCGGAGCCAGCGGCATGGGCGATGGAGAAAGCCCAAGACTTACAGCAGATGCTGAACTCAATTATTACCGTCTCCGAAGTGGAATCGACAAGATAACCGCGCAGGTTAACTACCTGCAGGAGTACATCAGGACGCAATGCCTTCGATGATAGCGATAATTTTACTCATCATCCTTCACATCTGGCTCTGTAGACAGGGTGGTGATCACTTCTGGAGTGAATCCAGATTAAACATCTCATTGCTGATGCTTGATATTGAGCATCTGGCGCGCGGTAAGGGGCTGCGTTGAGATAAGAGCCAGTTCATTACAAAGCCTATCTACGGGTGGGCTTGATAATGAAACCGGAATTTATTCTGGGCAACCAGTTACGGCAGTACAGCGAAACAACCCAAGCCAGTAAGTGGGGAAATAACACTGGCAGCCACTGAAAGATGAACCTCCTGCCTTATGGCAAAAAAGATTCTTTGTGGTGGCGGACTGATGGAAAGACATTCGCTGAATCGATGATGAACAAGTGGAAGAGGTTGCTATGGTTTCCGTGAACAAAGATCCGAAGGAAGGCGTTGAATACATCACTGGTGCTGATGGTGTGAAAAGGCCAATGGCTTATTACAAAGCGGCCGAAGAGAGGGCAAGAATGGAAAATCCCCCTAAATGCGGATCATTTTTCGACATGCTGGACCTTCCATGGAAGTTGTGAACAACTAACAGGTCGCTCAGGCGGCCTTTTTTATTGCCATTACAAAAGCCATTCCCTACAGAGTGGCTTTGATAATGGCTTATACCCTACACGGGATAACTTAACTGATATCCCTTTTAACGGATAAACGGAGCCAACAATGGCAGAGATTATTCCCATGACTGAAGAACAGAAATTCCAGTTAGAGATTTACAAACTGGTCATGAACCAGAACGCAGCCGCAGAAGAAGCATTTCAATTCATTGGCACTGACGAACTGAAGCTTGAGCTATTCAAAATTCACTTCCAGTCAGGTGGCGCTAATTCAGATATCACGACCCGCACTATCGAAGCGGTGCGTAAATCGAAGGAAGCGTTAGACCTGTTCACTACCGGAGTGTAAGAGATGACTGAACAAGAAATGCCGAGATACCAGTGCCACAAAAAAGTTCGCGCCCTGAAGATTGGCTCTATAGAACATAAGCCAAACCCAGATCAGCCTGGTAAGTCTGGCTCTTCTAGTTATGGGGCAATTATTCATCCGGATGATAAGAAATACGCAGCATTTGATGTTAGCGCGGAATATATCTGTAAGCACCGACCAATGCCTGGAGGCTATTACGTTGTCTATGAGGATGGATATGAATCATATTCTCCTGCTGAGGTATTTGAGTCTGGATATTCAAAATTATAGGAATCCTCTATGACAATCGTCGTTGATCTTGGTAAGGAGAAGAAATTCCCAATTACTCAAGAGCTATACGAGCGACTTGAAAGCGTCATCCATGATTACGATGGTGAAATCAGTTTATGCGAGGCGATTGGCACACTCGAATTGCTGAAGCAGTCACTGATTGAAGGCGCGAAAGAGTCCTCAGCCTGAAATAACAACTAAGTGAGATGAATATGGCGACTGAATCAAAAGCTGGTCGCCCCTCTGATTATATGCCGGAGGTGGCTGACGATATCTGCTCGTTGCTTTCTTCTGGCGAGAGTTTGCTGAAAGTATGTAAGCGTCCTGGTATGCCGGATAAGTCCACTGTTTTCCGCTGGTTGGCAAAGCATGAGGATTTTCGCGACAAGTACGCGAAGGCAACTGAGGCACGAGCTGATTCTATTTTCGAAGAGATATTCGAAATTGCTGACAATGCGATTCCAGATGCTGCTGAAGTGGCAAAGGCAAGACTTCGCGTTGATACACGCAAATGGGCGCTGGCCCGAATGAATCCCCGTAAGTATGGCGACAAGGTAACTAACGAGCTTGTCGGCAAAGACGGCGGCGCAATTCAGATTGAAACATCACCGATGAGCACTCTATTCGGAAAATGACCTCGATTAATCCTATCTTTGAACCGTTCATTGAGGCGCATCGCTACAAAGTTGCCAAAGGCGGTCGAGGTAGCGGTAAGTCATGGGCAATTGCGAGGCTGCTTGTTGAAGCGGCGCGTCGGCAGCCTGTGCGTATTCTCTGCGCTCGTGAACTGCAAAACAGTATCAGCGATTCGGTAATCCGGTTGCTTGAAGATACCATCGAGCGTGAAGGGTATTCGGCTGAGTTTGAAATTCAGCGTTCAATGATTCGTCATCTCGGAACGAATGCTGAATTCATGTTCTACGGCATCAAAAACAACCCGACGAAGATTAAATCGCTCGAAGGCATTGATATCTGCTGGGTGGAAGAAGCGGAAGCGGTAACGAAGGAATCATGGGATATCCTGATTCCAACCATCCGTAAGCCGTTCTCTGAAATATGGGTGAGCTTTAACCCGAAGAACATACTCGACGATACCTATCAGAGATTCGTTGTAAATCCTCCCGATGATATTTGCCTGCTGACGGTGAACTACACCGACAACCCGCACTTTCCTGAAGTTCTCCGTCTGGAGATGGAAGAGTGTAAACGCAGAAACCCGACACTGTATCGTCACATCTGGCTTGGTGAGCCGGTAAGCGCAAGTGATATGGCAATCATCAAACGAGAATGGCTTGAAGCTGCAACCGATGCGCACAAGAAACTCGGATGGAAAGCGAAAGGCGCGGTTGTTTCTGCGCATGACCCGTCAGATACAGGGCCAGATGCTAAAGGTTACGCATCGCGTCACGGTTCGGTAGTTAAGCGCATTGCCGAAGGTCTGCTGATGGACATCAACGAGGGTGCTGACTGGGCTACTTCGCTGGCGATTGAAGACGGCGCTGACCATTACCTGTGGGATGGTGATGGTGTTGGTGCCGGGCTACGCAGACAGACAACGGAAGCGTTCTCCGGCAAGAAAATCACCGCTACGATGTTCAAGGGCAGCGAATCGCCATTTGATGAAGATGCACCATATCAGGCCGGAGCATGGGCTGATGAAGTCGTGCAGGGCGACAACGTTCGCACTATTGGCGATGTATTCCGCAATAAGCGAGCGCAATTCTATTACGCGCTAGCTGACAGGCTGTATCTGACATATCGGGCGGTTGTCCACGGTGAGTATGCAGACCCCGACGACATGCTGAGTTTCGACAAAGAAGCGATAGGCGAGAAGATGCTGGAGAAGCTGTTTGCAGAACTGACGCAGATTCAGCGCAAATTCAATAATAACGGGAAGCTGGAGCTTATGACTAAGGTCGAAATGAAGCAGAAGCTCGGTATTCCATCTCCTAACCTGGCTGATGCGCTGATGATGTGTATGCATTGCCCGGCATTGGTCCGCGAAGAAACAGAAATATACGTTCCCTCATCCTCCGGTTGGTAAACATGGCAGAGACATTAGAGAAAAAACATGAGCGGATCATGCTCAGGTTTGACCGCGCCTATTCTCCACAGAAGGAAGTGCGCGAAAAGTGCATTGAAGCTACGAGGTTTGCTCGTGTCCCCGGAGGTCAATGGGAAGGAGCAACGGCGGCTGGAACTAAGCTTGATGAGCAGTTCGAGAAGTATCCTAAGTTTGAAATCAATAAGGTAGCAACTGAACTTAACCGCATCATTGCAGAATACCGCAATAACAGAATAACCGTTAAGTTTCGTCCTGGTGACAGAGAGGCAAGCGAAGAGTTAGCCAATAAATTAAATGGTCTGTTCCGTGCTGACTACGAAGAAACTGATGGCGGTGAGGCTTGCGATAATGCATTTGACGACGCTGCTACTGGTGGTTTCGGTTGCTTCCGTTTGACGTCGATGCTGGTCAATGAATACGACCCCATGGACGATCGTCAGCGTATTGCTATTGAACCAATATACGACCCGTCGCGCTCTGTGTGGTTTGACCCTGACGCTAAGAAGTACGACAAATCTGACGCGTTGTGGGCGTTCTGTATGTATTCGTTGTCACCTGAAAAATATGAGGCTGAATACGGAAAGAAACCTCCTACTTCTCTGGATGTAACGTCTATGACCAGTTGGGAATATAACTGGTTTGGTGCAGATGTTATTTACATAGCGAAGTATTACGAAGTTCGTAAAGAGTCTGTTGACGTCATCAGTTATCGACATCCAATCACTGGAGAGATTGCAACATACGACAGTGATCAGGTTGAAGATATTGAAGATGAACTGGCAATAGCTGGATTTCATGAAGTGGCAAGGCGCTCAGTGAAGCGCCGTCGTGTGTATGTATCCGTAGTGGATGGTGATGGTTTCCTTGAGAAACCTCGACGTATTCCTGGTGAGCATATCCCCCTCATCCCGGTTTATGGAAAACGCTGGTTCATTGATGACATTGAGCGTGTCGAAGGGCACATTGCAAAAGCAATGGATCCACAGCGTTTGTACAACCTTCAGGTTTCAATGCTGGCTGATACTGCAGCGCAAGACCCCGGTCAGATTCCTATAGTTGGCATGGAGCAAATTCGTGGACTTGAGAAGCACTGGGAGGCTCGCAACAAGAAACGCCCAGCGTTCTTGCCGTTGCGCGAAGTGAGAGATAAATCTGGCAACATTATCGCTGGAGCTACCCCGGCAGGATATACACAGCCTGCGGTTATGAATCAGGCATTGGCTGCATTACTACAGCAAACCAGTGCAGATATTCAGGAGGTTACAGGCGGCAGTCAGGCCATGCAGCAGATGCCAAGTAATATTGCTCAGGAAACGGTTAACAACTTGATGAACAGAGCAGATATGGCTTCGTTTATCTATCTGGACAATATGGCGAAAAGTCTTAAACGAGCTGGTGAAGTATGGCTGTCAATGGCTCGTGAAGTGTACGGTTCAGAGCGTGAAGTGCGCATCGTTAACGAAGATGGAAGTGATGATATCGCTGTCCTGAGCGCACAGGTTGTTGACAGGCAAACAGGGGCTGTTGTTGCGTTAAATGACCTTTCTGTCGGTCGATACGATGTGACGGTTGATGTTGGACCAAGCTACACAGCACGACGTGATGCAACGGTTTCTGTACTGACAAATGTCCTTAGCTCTATGCTTCCAACAGACCCAATGCGTCCGGCAATTCAGGGTATTATTCTGGACAATATCGATGGCGAAGGCCTTGATGACTTCAAAGAGTACAACCGAAACCAACTGCTGATATCTGGCATTGCAAAACCACGCAATGAGAAAGAGCAGCAGATTGTTCAACAGGCGCAAATGGCAGCACAAAGCCAGCCAAATCCTGAAATGGTTCTCGCTCAGGCGCAAATGGTAGCAGCGCAGGCAGAAGCGCAAAAAGCAACTAACGAAACTGCTCAAACTCAAATCAAAGCATTTACTGCCCAGCAGGATGCGATGGAGAGTCAGGCAAACACTGTCTATAAACTGGCTCAAGCCAGAAACATCGATGACAAAGCAGTGATGGAGGCAATACGCCTTCTGAAAGATGTCGCCGAGTCACAACAACAGCAATTCCAGTCACCACCACAGTCACCGGCAGACTTAATGCCGAGTTAACCAGGAGTAATCAATGGAAAACGAACTGATCATCGACGGTCAGGTTATTGACCTGTCTGAAACACAGGAAAATGCAGAAGAAACCATCATCCAAACAGAGTCACAGCCTGAGAATGAAAGCCAGGATGACAACGGTAAAGAGGTGGCAACTGAGCCTGAAAAAACCGAAGAGACACCAGAAGATTACGCCTTGCGTATTGGTGATGAAGAAATTCAGCTTAACGCTGACGATGATGATCACATTGACGGGCAACCTGCACCGCAATGGGTGAAAGATCTTCGCAAAGGCTTCAAAGAAACACAGAAAGAAAACCGTGAGTTGCGCCGCCAGCTTGAGGAAGCATTAGCCAAGCCAGCGGAACATCAGCAACCACAACCAGACGCTATTCCACCAAAACCGACTCTTGAGTCGTGTGATTATGACGAACAGGCGTTTGAACAGGCATTGACTGATTGGCATGAGAAAAAAGGCCGTGTCGAACAGCAGCAGCAACAAAAACTACGTCAGCAACAGGAATACCAGCAGCGTTTCCAGCAAAGGGTAGAAGCGCATAAACAACGGGCAGCCAAACTTCCTGTGAAAGATTATCAGGAAATGGAAGCCATTGTTCTTAGTGAGCTACCACCAATTCAGCAGGAAATCATCATTCACTGTGCAGACGAAGGCTCTGAACTACTCGCCTATGGCTTAGGTAAGAGTCAGCAATTACGCCAGCGTGTAGCCGCTGAGACAGATCCAATTCGCGCAGCATTCCTCTTGGGGCAGATTAGCAAACAGGTAAGCCTTGCTCCAAAACCAAAGAAAGCCATCAAGCCAGAGCCGGAAGTACGTGGTGGCGGTGCTGATGCGAAACAAGACGAATTCAACAAATTATGCCCCGGCGCAAAAATCGAATAAGGAAAAGATAAATGCCTAACAATCTCGACAGTAACGTCAGTCAAATCGTTCTGAAAAAATTCCTTCCGGGTTTTATGTCAGATTTAGTTCTGGCGAAAACCGTAGACCGTCAGTTGCTGGCAGGTGAAATCAACTCCAGCACTGGCGATAGCGTTAGCTTTAAACGTCCGCATCAATTCTCATCCCTCCGTACTCCCACTGGTGATATTTCAGGGCAAAATAAAAACAACCTGATCTCAGGTAAAGCTACGGGGCGTGTAGGTAACTACATCACTGTTGCTGTTGAATATCAGCAACTGGAGGAAGCGATCAAGCTTAACCAGCTGGAAGAAATTCTCGCGCCGGTTCGCCAGCGAATCGTTACCGACCTTGAAACAGAGCTTGCTCACTTCATGATGAATAACGGTGCGTTGTCACTTGGTAGCCCCAATACTCCAATCACCAAATGGTCTGATGTTGCGCAGACGGCATCTTTCCTGAAAGACCTCGGCGTTAATGAAGGTGAAAACTATGCTGTAATGGATCCATGGTCTGCACAGCGACTTGCTGATGCGCAGACTGGTTTGCACGCTTCAGATAAATTGGTTCGTACTGCATGGGAGAATGCACAGATCCCAACCAATTTTGGCGGCATTCGCGCACTGATGTCTAATGGGCTTGCCTCTCGTACGCAGGGGGCATTTGGCGGAACACTGACAGTCAAAACACAGCCAAATGTTACCTATAACGCAGTTAAAGACTCATACCAGTTCACTGTAACATTGACCGGAGCGACAGCCAGCGTTACAGGTTTTCTGAAAGCTGGTGATCAGGTTAAATTCACCAATACCTACTGGCTGCAACAGCAGACCAAACAGGCGTTGTATAACGGAGCCACACCAATTAGCTTCACTGCAACGGTTACTGCTGATGCTGATTCAGACGGCAGTGGCGATGTGACGGTTACGCTTTCTGGTGTTCCGATTTATGACACTACAAACCCGCAGTACAACTCTGTAAGTCGTCAGGTAGCGGCAGGCGATGCCGTATCTGTAGTAGGCACTGCTAGCCAGACAATGAAGCCAAACCTGTTCTATAACAAGTTCTTCTGTGGACTTGGCTCTATCCCACTGCCGAAACTGCACAGTATTGATTCTGCTGTTGCAACATATGAAGGTTTCTCCATCCGCGTACATAAATACGCAGATGGCGATGCCAACGTGCAAAAAATGCGCTTCGACTTACTGCCTGCATATGTGTGCTTTAACCCTCACATGGGCGGTCAGTTCTTCGGTAATCCGTAATAACAAGGGGCTTACGCCCCTTTTATGTTTTAAGGAAACAATATGGATCGCATGAGTGTATTCCTTGCCGCAGATAACGAATCCGGGCATGTACAGGCCGTTATCGCAGAAAAAGACTTCCAGTTTTTCGAAAAGTTGGGCTTTGTTGCCTCAGTTGATGAATTGAAACCGACCAGTAAGCGAGCTCGTAAGGCGGCAGACAATGGCAACAGTACTGACAAAGGGTGAGATCGTCCTTTTTGCGCTTCGTAAGTTTGCTATTGCTTCTAATGCATCGCTGACTGATGTTGAGCCGCAATCAATTGAAGATGGTGTAAATGATCTGGAAGATATGATGTCCGAGTGGATGATTAACCCCGGCGACATTGGTTACGCTTTCGCAACTGGAGATGAGCAGCCATTACCAGATGATGAGTCAGGTCTTCCAAGAAAATACAAACACGCAGTAGGCTATCAGTTATTGCTGAGAATGCTATCTGATTACAGCCTTGAACCAACTCCGCAAGTTCTCAGTAACGCCCAACGCTCATATGATGCCTTGATGACCGACACTCTGGTTGTTCCTTCAATGCGACGACGTGGAGATTTTCCTGTAGGGCAGGGTAATAAATATGACGTGTTCACATCTGACCGATATTATCCAGGCGATCTCCCTCTGATTGATGGCGATATCCCAAACGCATAGGTGAATAAATGCCTATTCAGCAACTTCCGCTTATGAAAGGTGTCGGCAAAGACTTTCGAAACGCCGACTATATCGACTATCTGCCAGTCAATATGCTGGCTACACCCAAAGAAATCCTCAACAGCAGCGGATATCTTCGCTCATTCCCGGGCATTGCCAAACGTTCCGACGTGAACGGCGTATCGCGGGGCGTCGAGTACAACATGGCGCAGAATGCTGTTTATCGCGTGTGTGGTGGGAAGCTTTACAAAGGCGAAAGCGAAGTCGGTGACGTCGCCGGAAGTGGTCGCGTATCAATGGCGCATGGTCGGACATCTCAGGCTGTAGGCGTTAATGGTCAACTGGTTGAGTATCGCTATGATGGCACGGTTAAAACCGTCTCAAACTGGCCTACAGACAGCGGATTCACGCAGTATGAGTTAGGTTCGGTTCGTGACATTACTCGCTTACGTGGGCGTTATGCGTGGTCAAAAGACGGTACTGATTCATGGTTTATCACTGACCCTGAAGACGAATCTCATCCTGACCGTTACAGCGCACAATATCGTGCTGAGTCTCAGCCTGACGGCATCATTGGCATCGGAACATGGCGAGACTTCATCGTATGCTTTGGTTCATCAACGATTGAATATTTCTCCCTGACTGGTGCAACCACCGTTGGTGCTGCTTTGTATGTCGCACAGCCATCGCTGATGGTGCAGAAAGGCATTGCCGGGACTTACTGCAAAACGCCGTTTGCTGATTCGTATGCGTTCATCAGCAATCCGGCAACGGGTGCGCCGTCTGTATACATCATCGGCTCCGGTCAGGTGTCACCAATCGCCAGCGCGAGCATTGAGAAAATCCTCCGCTCCTACACTGCTGATGAACTGGCTGATGGCGTGATGGAATCGTTGCGCTTTGATGCTCATGAATTGCTGATTATCCATCTTCCACGTCACGTCCTCGTGTACGACGCATCTTCAAGCGCCAATGGTCCGCAATGGTGTGTGTTGAAAACAGGCCTGTATGACGATGTGTACCGCGCTATCGACTTCATTTACGAAGGCAATCAGATAACGTGCGGCGATAAGCTGGAATCTGTTACCGGGAAACTGCAGTTCGATATCAGCAGCCAGTACGACAAGCAGCAGGAACACCTGCTGTTTACTCCGTTGTTCAAAGCGGATAACGCCCGGGTGTTCGACCTTGAGGTTGAATCTTCAACTGGCGTTGCGCAGTACGCCGACCGCCTGTTCCTCTCTGCAACCACTGACGGCATCAATTACGGGCGTGAGCAGATGATTGAGCAGAATGAACCGTTCGTTTACGACAAACGCGTTTTGTGGAAGCGAGTCGGGCGCATCAGGAAAAATGTCGGCTTCAAATTGCGCGTTATCACGAAGTCACCTGTCACTCTGTCTGGCTGCCAGATAAGGATTGAGTAATGGCGGATTCGAATCTCAATGTGCCGGTAATCATCCAGGCTACGCGGCTCGACACATCAGTCCTTCCACGCAATATCTTCTCGCAGTCATATCTGCTGTACGTTATCGCACAGGGTACTGATGTTGGTAACGTGGCGAACAAGGCCAACGAGGCCGGACAGGGCGCTTATGATGCACAGGTCAGAAACGATGAGCAGGATGTGATTCTCGCTGACCATGAGCAGCGAATTTCTGCTGCGGAAGCAACGCTTGTTAATCATGAGGAGCGAATCAGCCAGGCAGAATCAACTCTTCAGGAACATGAAACGCGAATCGCTCAGAATGAAAGCGATATTGCGTCGCTTGATACCAGAGTTCAGTCGCTGGAATCGCAGGTTTCAGACCATGAAACGCGCATCGATGCTCTGGAGTATGCCACTACTCGCAAGAAGTCAGAGGTTGTTTACTCTGGCGTATCTGTAACCATCCCGACAGCGCCGACCAACCTTGTTAGCCTGCTGAAAACGCTCACGCCGTCATCCGGGACGTTGGCACCATTCTTCGACACTGTTAACAACAAGATGGTTGTGTTCAACGAGAACAAAACCTTGTTCTTCAAGCTGTCGATTGTCGGGACTTGGCCCAGCGGAACCGCCAACAGGTCAATGCAGCTAACATTTTCCGGTTCTGTTCCTGACACACTGGTAAGCAGTCGCAACTCGGCGACAACAACCGACAACATCCTGTTAGCTACGTTCTTCAGCGTGGATAAAGACGGCTTTCTTGCCACAAATGGCAGTACGTTAACCATTCAGTCAAATGGGGCGGCGTTTACTGCCACAACCATCAAAATCATTGCGGAGCAGTGATGATTCAGTTCAAACCAACGCGAAACATCGACCTGATCGAAGCAGTAGGAAATCACCCTGACATTATCGCCGGGAGCAACAACGGTGATGGATACGACTACAAACCTGATTGCCGTTACTTTGAGGTGAACGTGCACGGGCAGTTCGGCGGCATTGTTTACTATCAGGAGATTCAGCCGCTGACATTCGATTGCCACGCCATGTACCTGCCAGAGATTCGCGGCTTCAGCAAGGAAATCGGGCTGGCGTTCTGGCGATACATTCTGACTAACACCACCGTTCAGTGCGTCACATCGTTCGCCGCACGCAAATTCCGCCACGGGCAGATTTACTGCGCAATGATTGGCCTTAAGCGTGTCGGAACCATCAAGAAATACTTTAAAGGCGTGGATGACGTGACTTTTTACAGCGCCACACGCGAAGAACTAATCGACTTCCTGAATCACGGGAGATAGCCATGTTATATGCATTTAAGCTGGGCAGAAAACTGCGCGGCGAGGAACCTTATTGCCCTGAAAAAGGCGGGAAAGGTGGCAGCTCTGATAAAAGCGCAAAGTATGCAGCAGAAGCTCAGAAGTATGCCGCAGACCTGCAAAATCAGCAGTGGCAGACGATCATGAAAAACCTTGCTCCGTTCACGCCGCTTGCGGAGCAGTATGTTAACCAGCTTCAGAATCTTTCCAGTTTAGAAGGTCAGGGGCAGGCACTTAATCAGTATTACAATTCTCAGCAGTATAAAGACCTTGCAGGTCAGGCGCGTTACCAGAGTCTTGCTGCTGCGGAGGCGACGGGTGGACTTGGTTCGACAGCCACAAGCAATCAACTGGCTACGATCGCGCCGACTCTCGGTCAGTCTTGGTTATCAAACCAGATGAGCAATTACAACAATCTGGCAAACGTTGGGCTTGGTGCGCTGCAAGGTCAGGCGAACGCCGGGCAGACATACGCCAACAACATGAGCAGCATTGCGCAGCAAAGCGCAGCACTTGCCGCTGCTAACGCCAATAAACCATCAGGCCTTCAGACAGCAATTAGTGGCGGAACGTCTGGTGCGATTGCCGGTGCAGGTCTTGCCAGCCTTTTGGGAACATCAACACCTTGGGGCGCTGGCATTGGTGCTGGTATCGGATTGCTTGGCTCGTTGTTTTAAGGGGTAATCATGGCTACTTGGCAAGGATCAAATGGCGGATTGTTAGCTGGTATCGGCGGCGTCAACTCAAACGCTCCGAGCGTAAATGACATCGGCAATACGCTTCAGCTTATCAGGCAGAACAATGATATTGAGCGTTCAGGCGCTAACAATGTTGGGCTGACTGCTTTGCAAGGTCTTTCAGGTATTGCAGGGGTGTTTCAGCAGGAAAAGCAGGCTCAGCGGCAGAAAGAATTTCAGCAGGCGTACGCTAATGCTTATGCGTCTGGTGATCGCGGAGCTTTGCGTCAGTTGGCTACTCAATATCCAGACCAGATTGAATCCGTTCGTAAAGGCATGGGATTCATTGATGAAGATCAGCGTAATTCTATCGGCACCTTAGCGGCTGGCGCACGCCTTGCGTCATCGTCTCCAGAAGCAATGCAATCATGGCTGCAAAACAACGCCAAGGAACTGACTCGCGTCGGTGTTGACCCTAATAACGTTGCTCAGATGTATCAGCAGAACCCTTCAGGATTTGGTGAGTTTGTTGATCACCTTGGAATGGCTGCTCTTGGTCCGATTGATTACTTCAATGTTCAGGACAAGATGGCTGGTCGTGAGATTGATCGCGGAAAACTTGCAGAGACAATCCGCAGCAATCAGGCTGGCGAGGCGCTAACAGCACGAGGCCAGAACATCACGATGCGCGGGCAGGACTTATCTGCTTCTACTGCGCGACGCGGGCAGGATTTGGCAATGCAGCGAGCGTCAACAAGAGGAACCGCTGGGAATGATGAGCGTACAGTTCAGTTATCAGATGGCAGAACTGTAACGGTAGGCGGGAAGCTTCACGGCGCTGGGGCTAATGCGTTCTACGAAGGCATCGACAACGAGGGGAATATGGTTCGCGTTCCTGCCAGTTCAATCGCAGCGCCTGCAACATCGTCTGCATCAGCACAAAACTATGCCATGAAGAAGGATATCGACGCGATCGCAAATGCAGACGCTTCTGCTCTCGATTTCATGACAGGAATGACAGGCGGTGCAGGTAATCCAGCAATTGGTGCTGATGTTCGCAGCCGATTAACAGGAAAAGAGCAGCGCCAGTTATATAACTCAGCACAACGTATTCAGGGCAGAATGCAGAATCAGGGTGTGGCGGCAGCAAGGGACATGGGTGCCAGTGGTATTAACACCGTTGCAGAAGCGAAGATGTATTTTCAGGGGATGCCGCAGGTTGACTATTCAAGCCCGGAGGCTATGCAGCAGTCGATTCGTGAGATTCAGGAATACACCAACAATTACAACCAACAATATAACGTTAATGTTGGTAAATCTCAGCGGCAGCAATCTCAACCTGCACAGGTATCACAGCCAGCAGCCAGCAGTAACTTTTCTTCACTATGGGGTGATTAATGGCTAAAGCATGGAAAGATGTTATCGCCTCTCCACAGTATCAGGCGTTAGCACCAGAACAAAAAGCGCAGGCTCAGGAGCAATACTTCAATGAAGTCGTGGCCCCGCAAGCCGGAGAAAATGCAGAGCAGGCTAAGCAAGCTTTCTATGCTGCCTATCCATTGCCATCTGTGCGGCCAGTGGAGACACAACAACCAGTAGCACAGCAACAACCACAGCAAAGCGGATTTATGTCTGATCTTGGTGAAGCAGTAAAAGAGACTGGTCGCGGACTGGTGCAGGCTGGCGTGAACGTGGCAAACATACCTGCATCAGTTGCCGATGCTGTAACAAGTGCGGCTGCATGGGCTGGCGGTAAACTCGGCATTGGCGATGGTACATATCAACCAGCGCCACGAGTAACAACGCAGGGATTAGAGCAGGATTTTGGCCTTCAGCAAGGCGCGCTGACTCCACAAACGACAGAGGGCCGGGTGTTTGCTGAAGCATTGCCTTACCTCACTCCTGCTGGCGTTGAGAGAGCGGCAACACAGGCACCAACACTTGCTGGCCGAATTGCTCAGGGGGCAACTCGCCTTCTCGCAGAAAACGCAGTTGGATCACTTGCTGCAAACAGTATGAAAGATGATGCGGAGGCACTCGCTACCGATTTAGGTGTTGGCGTTCTGGCAGGCGGCGCTATTAACGCTGCTGGACGTGGATTAGGTGCTGCTTATCGTGGCGTTCGCGGTGCTATTGCGCCAGAAGCGCAGCAAGCTATCAGATTTGCAGAGCGTGAAGGAGTTCCTCTGCACACCACAGACCTGTTACAACCCACTTCCCGCGTCGGAAAAATGGCGCAGACTACAGCAGAAAATATCCCTCTGGCTGGCACAAGCGGAATGAGAGCAACGCAACAGGAAGCGAGAAGCCAGTTGGTGCAGAGATTTGCTGATAAATTCGGTGAGTATGATCCAGCGGTTATTATTGACAGCCTTAAAGCGAAAACATCAGGAATTCGTCGCGCTGCCGGTAATCGACTGGAGCAGGTTCAGAATGCTATGGCTGGAGTAAACATTCAGCCTGCGCGAGCAATTCAGCAGATTGATACAGAAATATCTAACCTGCAGAAGCTTGGTAAGGTTGCTGATAACGAGACTATTTCAAAACTTCAGTCCTATCGTGATGAGCTTGTTCGCAATGCTGGTCCTGATGGTCCGGTAAATCTGGATTTGAAGCAATTAAGCGACCTGCGCAGCCAGTTCAGAATGGACGTGAAGGGTGAGCGACCAGTGTTACCAAACCGTTCCGATGCTGCCATTCAGCGAGTTTACAAGGCGATGACAGACGACATCAATGGTGCCATTGGTCAGAATCTTGGCAACGATACTCTCCGTAAATATCAGCAGGCCAATGCCGTATACGCTGACGAAGCAGCGAAACTAAAGAATACCAGGCTGAAGAATGTTCTCATGAAAGGCGACCTGACGCCGGAAGTTGTCAACAACATGCTATTCAGCAAGAACAAATCGGAAATTAAGACGCTGTATAACTCAGTTGGTCGTGTTGGCAGAGCGCAAATGCGCAATGGCATCATTGGAAAGGCGATGGAGAAATCTGGCGGATCCCCTGACCAGTTCCTTCGGCAGCTTAACATCCTGCAAAACCAGACTGGCATCACATTTAAAGGTCAGGAAGCCGCTTATCTGAAAGGATTGAAAAACTACCTGCAATCCACGCAACAGGCTGCAAAAGCGGCAGTAACAACACCAACAGGGCAGCAAACCATCCCGTTCATTATCGGATATGGGACGGCAATGAACCCGGCGACAACTGGCGCAGCAGTAAGCTACGGACTTCTTACTCGCGCCTATGAGAGCGAGCTATTCAGAAATGCAATGCTCCGAATGGCAAACACCCCACGCGGATCAACGGCGTTTGAGAAAGCCATGCAGCAGGCGCAAAAGGCCATTAACGCCCTTACTCAGGGTGCCAAGTCTGATGCGTTGTCAGAATAGCTTCGCAAACACCAGGAACGTGCAAAAACCAAATATGTAGAACGCAATATTCAGCATATCTCTTTGCATAAATCCTCCGTAACGGATGGTTAGCTACTGTCTTTTTTATATAGCTTCTTGAGCGTATCAAAGACAATTTTCTTAACCATATCCGATTGTTGTTCTGCCATACGCTCTGCATCGTCAATGTAAACTGATGCAGAGCTTTGTTTATCCAATGATTCTTCAATCGCTGCAATTATCTCTGAGTTCAGCGACCTGTTATTCATCTTCGCACGCTGCTTAATTTTCGCGTGGAGTTCATGCGGAAGTCTCAAGTGAAACTGCGCCTCGTCGTATTTGCTGCACATCCTTGATGCCTCACCTAATGGGTGGAATGGCATCGTAAAACCTACTGTACAAATCAACAATCGTACCATTTCGGTATATAACAAACGCCAACCGTAGCCATGCTGCGGCGATTCCTTGCATCTGGAGCAAATTAAATGACAGACATTATCTAAAACAAGCAAACTCGCCATGATATTTTTCCCTGAATGCAATAGACATTAATTCGGCCAGCTCAATATCATCGGTATACCCAAGGCAAATAGACTTACCTTTTAGTTTGAACATAACTTTATATGTGTTTTTCCCTTTAAGAAGATGAACTCCTTTTATACCTGTATTGGATGATGAAACGCTGTTGGTTTTATTCTGACCTCTAGTTACTTCTCTTAGGTTTGAAATTCTATTGTCATTTTTAACCCCGTTAATATGGTCAATTAACCCTTTAGGCCAGCATCCTTTCATATAAAACCAAGCAAGTCGGTGGCAAAGATACGATTTTCCATTAATCCGTATTGATAAGTAGTCGGCCTTTGAGTTCGTCTTAAATCCAGCAACCTTTCCGATACTGGAGCTACCAGAAGCTATCTTCCAAGTGAAGACGCCTGTTTCTGGGTTGTAGTTGAGTGAAGAGGTTAATTCTTTATGAGTAATCATATTCATTCCTTAAATAGAGATTCACTATGTCAAATATTGTGCCAAATGTTATAATTTCAATGCCAAGTCAACTATTTACGTTAGCCAGAAAATTCCAGGCCGCAAGCAATGGCAAGATATTCATTGGTAAGATAGATTCCGATCCTACGCTCCCACAGAATCAAGTGCAGGTTTATGTAGAGAATGAAGACGGCTCTCACGTTCCTGTTTCGCAACCAATCATCATTAATGCTGCTGGATATCCGGTATATAACGGACAGATTGCCAAGTTCGTAACTGTGCAAGGCCATTCTATGGCTGTTTATGATGCATACGGTGCTCAGCAGTTTTATTTTCCGAATGTTCTGAAGTACGATCCTGACAGATTGCGACAGGATTTAGCGCTTCCAACAGGCGCTGAGCTTGTAGGCGTGCAACCACAAGGAAATCTTTCGCAAGTCATTCAGTTTGTATCTCCAGAGCAGTTTGGCGCCATCGGAGATGGTACGGTTCATCCATTATCTGAGCGTTATGCGACTCTTGCAGCAGCGCAGGCTGTATACCCATTCGTAACATCTCTGACCCAGACAATTGACTGGGCAGCGTGTCAGGCGGCTGAGAACTATGCGCGTGGGAAATGTCCGGTTCGCTGTCCTTATTATGCTAAATATCATTTCGGAAACAGTGATTATCTTGAGCTTGGAATAAATAGTAAATGGTTTGGCGGGGTTAATGTTAATCGTGATTCTGGTGGCACCAGAATGATCAGAACTATACCATTATCGAAGCCACCTTTCGGGCAGGATTGCGTTGTTCGCGTCATGGATGCCACTAAAGCGGGTAGTTCCGATGAGTTCGTGCGAGGAATAGTCTTTGATGGTTTTGTCTTAGATAGGGGTACAGTTAGAAGGGCCGCCAGCAAAGGGATGGGGACCATCTGCTTTCATGCAAACTATGGTATGGGGATGACGCTAGGATTAATTGCATTTGGTGCAGAATACGGCGTTTTCGGATATAGTTTTTGGGCGAGTACGGGGTGGCTTAAAATTGATAGTTGTCATAAGGCATTCTGGGCTGATGCAACATTAATCACCCCTGAAAATCCATCGGTTCCTTCAGGGGCAGTAAATACAACATTTGACTTTGATATAAGAATTGATGCGTGCGTATTTGGATTGGTTCTGAATCGCGTGAAATATTCAAAATTTACAGGGTATATTGAAGGGATTGCAGTCAGTAGTTCGTCAGTACCATTCCCAATATATGATAGCGAAAATGAAACTGCAATTGCTATCACAGCTGTGAGGTGCGATAGCGTAGACATAACCGAAATGGGCATTGAGTACTGGGAAGGTGTTCATGTTTACTCCAACGAATCAACGCTAAGCGTTAACATGTCATGGACTCAGGATAAAACCTTAAAAAATACTACTGGTAAACATGGCCCTTATCAGTCTGTATCCCAATTAACTGGTGTTACTGAGTTATTCACGCTACCCTCAACAAATAATAGCTATTACTATTCTGTTAATAAATCTCTTTTAACATTAAGAAATATGACAGGAGATATGTCAGGTGCTTCCTTTGCAAATACATTCTTGGTGACAGTTGACGCAAATGCAAGATTTCTGATGATGAATACAGGAGTTTATTTTGGGTCCTCACGTTTAATAGCGCCAGCAAACTGGGCCAACATTGAATGCATAAACGATCCGTTTATGCCTAATTATTTGGTTCCAGAGGGTTATCGTTATGAAGGTAGGGGCCAGTGCACTGCAAGATCTTGGTCCTTGAAAGCGATCAATGGAGGTGATGGAAAGGTAAGCCTTAATTATGGCTCTGAGATACCTACTGGTTGGGAGCTTATAGATTGGACAGTGCATGTAATAACTGAAAACAAATCTCAAGCCTCATCCATAGGCATATCATCAGTAAGCAATAATAGTGTGACCTTCCAAACTAATGTTACGTCTGCTGGTTTTTCAATACAATATAAGCTTCGGTTAAGGGTATCTAAATAATAAATAAAAGCCCCTGCGGGGGCTTTTGGTTTTAGCTGCATGTCTCGTTCCTGAAAACTGCATGATAGATAGAGCCATTTTTAATTATGGTATAAATACCATTCCATCTTTTTACGACACTACCGCATATTTCGCTTGCAGGACCTTTATAACTACCCTTCTCTGCCTTGAAAAAAGGCGATTCTATTTCAGCAAACATTCTTGTCGTACTCCACCCTAAGTCAGGGTGAATTATGTCCTTTGCAAATGGATATCTGGTATCAATTCTTTTAGCAATTTGGGGGTATGGAGGATAACCATGTATAACCAGTGGTGAGTCAAGGCTTATTTGTGACATATCAGATCGCATCTCTTGGGTTGTCTGAGATTCAAATCGGTACATGCTTTTGGTGAAATTAATTAAATTCGTTATTATTGACATGTTAAATATCAATGCAATCATTACTGAGGCGGTTGAAATAATGTTTTTTCTCCATTGCATTAGCGATGCAAAGCATAGAAGTAACATAACCAGTGAATTGAATCCAATCATAACCCTAGGGTAGTATGCGGGATCCTTAGTCAAGAAAAACATTGCGCAGGAAAATAACAACCCAAATGTTATGCAGCAAAAATAAAAGGCAGATTTTAATGTCACATTA